CACAAGCATCCTAAGGCAACGTTGGGGGTTTTACTTCCCTTTGTATTTTCGATTCGCTATCGTCCCCCAGAAGGGGGTAATAGCTTTCGCTACTACATAACCACCGTTTTTCCGATGGCGAAACTCTATCTGCTGTTCCATACGAATATGGGGTAGAGAAGATGGAGCTACCATAATATCAAGTGTATCTTTAATCAGTAATGATTTAAGGGCCACGAGGTATCGTAGTTCACTGTCCGAGGATCTTTTTATATTATAGACGAATCTATGATAATTAAAAGAAACTTGGCCATGATCGCTTACCATAATTTTAGAAGTTCTAAATTTAGGGTAGCAATTCAGGAATCGGTCTAAATCATGACCGATCTTTAAACCTGAATCATCTGGAAAGGACTCTGGAACGATTCTAAGAAAGAATCTATTTTCAGAGAATAGTGATTGAAAAAACAACAGGACCTCTTTTTCGTATAAATATGTAAGGTTACCGAAATATCGTTGATATTTCTTCAATAACCCGTTCATAATTATATAAATCCAAGGCTCTAATGCAGATTTTTTCACTGAAGTGGGTGCTTTCAGATAGAAAGCACGTACGTCAATCCCGTGTAGGTAATCACCTCCACAGGACTCTCTAAAGCCGCCCTTCGAAGTCATAAAAGATTTCTCTTTATTGACAATGAAGCCGACACTTTCACAGATTTCCATGAATGTGTCGGAACAGGCAGTAGGTAGTATGCAATCGTCTCCAAAAACGGATACAGACTTCTTAGACTTAATAGTCGGAAGTATGTTTCGTTTATGACCGGGTTTTAAACCGGTTTGGAAAACAGTTGCAACAGCTAGGCTATAGAAGATAATAGTTTCAAGCGGAAAAGTAACCGCATTGCCCATTGTCGAAAACATGTTAAGATCTTCGATACTTCCATCAGGAAATATCATTGAAGAAGATCTTACACGGTTAAGACGATAGAACCAGACAGGTGGGATTAACCACTTGGCTAGATCAAAAGAAACACAATCAGAAGCAGATTTGAAATCGATAGTGGAATTTAATCCATGAATCGATGACAGCCTTGCTAAATCCTTATGTTTCTCGGGTAACAAACTAATATCAAGACCAAATTGTGACATCCGATCGTACATAGAAAGCATTAGACCCTGCTGGAAAAACATATTCCAGGTAGTTTCTATTGCGATCATACGATCGGTTTCGTCATTCTTTGGGACTGTAGTAGCGCGGGATGTTTTAGTGTCAAGGTATCGGGGTTTTTGAAGACCCTCGTCCTCTACAGTATTGTAGAGACGTTCCTTCAACCGATGGTCGAAGGATAGATACCGATCCACTAAATCATTTATGCTAGGATTACAAGAAATAGGAAGAGTGAATTTAGCTTCCAGAGAGGTATCTATAAAAGATACTCCCTGAGAAGTACCACCAGAATGTTTCGTTCTGATGAACCACTCATCCTCCGTCAACGGGCTTAGTATGTTATGACATATCATACGAGCTGATCTCAGAATTTGAGATCTTAAGTTAAGGTCAGATTCTAAGGACGGAAGATCTAAATCTTCTTTCTTAAAATTTGACATATGTGCATTTGTTTCTTTGAAAGTTTCAAAGGCAACATTTGCCAACTTATCGTTTGGCACAGAAGATTTGTACTTTTTTAGTGTACATTCCTTTTGTGTTTTTCTGTAAAATTTCCTAGCACCTGTAAGACCACCGTACGCAAGTGTGGCGGTCGAAAGATCCCGATCAAGAGCAGACGCAATTTGCGTTGAAATCTTGTCTGGTGAAAAGAACGATGTTCTATTTCCCTTTCTGTTAATCTTTTTCATATAATAGGAATCCTATATGTATGATTAGAAATACGGATTTATTAATTGAACCCTTAAATCAGTAATATTTTAAAGATGTCGATATATTTCTCGAGGTCCTCGGACCTCAGAGCAGATATATAAGCATCAAATATAATAAAAACTGATAAAAAGATAACAATTAAAACTATACGAATAAAACCAGCTGCATTAAATAAATTTAATACAGAAGTTTTAAGCCGTTGCCAAGTCATTATAAAAAGAATCCATATCGGATTCATTAATTGCTTGGACAGCCAGGTCTCGCAAATGTCTCATTTCTGAATCAGAAAATTCGATATCAGAAGAAATCGAGATACGAGCAGTGTTCGTGGTGTAGAGACCATTATCCAATAAAATTGGATATTTGATCACTACTTCACGACGTGCCTGGGTATAGCCGTTTGGCGCCGAAGCATTTGGCTTTGGACGAATAACGGTAAAATCAAAGGTTCTTTGGACCGGTATAGAATCAACCGGTACAAATAATCGATGAAGGTTTAAATCCGTACCTGCAGTGCTGACTGTTAAGCCAGTACCGCCGGTAGCAGGAAAGGTTGCTCCCCCTAGGGGTGCAAAATCTGAAATAGACATTAGATGTCTCCTTAGTTGAAGGGATCATTATTAGACTAACTAAAATTAAGAATAGTTAGGGCTAATAAATCACCAATTGAGGTTGCATCTCGTACCAAAGGCTTAATATTTAAGCCAGGGATGGTATCGAGAACAGTTGGATGCCAAATCTTTCGATCGTATTCAAAACTAGTAATAGTCTTGTTACAATCACTGAAAGATTCATCATAGACTGATACCTTAGCAACGAGTTCCAGAAATTCGGCCCTCGTTGTTTTTGTAGTAGTCCATGCGGCAAGTATGTTAAGTTCCGGATTAGCAATGTTAGTCGCAGCAGAAATGCCGTGACCAACATTGACTATACGATCTACCATAAAGCTTAGTGGAACAACATCCCACAAAGTTCTTGGCATATCTTTATCCCGGAGTCCTAATTGACGTCGCCAGTTATTTACGGGATTATCTATCTCGTAAAGTATACCGGCGGATACATCCGTCTTTTCGGTAATTACTGAGTTAAACTCATGTAAATCCGATCCGATAGATGTTTCGGAGTTTTCATCTTGACCGCTACTAAAACCACGAGATGTTCTACGTGGTGGAAGTGGCTTTAGAGAATTCGATGCAGCGCTTATAGCGTTGGTTATCGAATTAGCTAATGGCCAAGCTGCGAACCTATACGAGGCCCAAGCAGATGATACTGCTTCAGCTTTCCCCATTCTTCCTTTGCCAAGAGAAGAAGATTTTCGGCGATTAGACCGAGACTTCTTCTTAAAAGCAACAGAGAGATCAAAGAGAGCTTGTGTTGGATTCTTGAGAAATTTAATAGTTTCTCGCAATTCCAACAGATCCTCACCGAAGTCATAAGGAGTATTATCGATTTTAGCTAGTGCAGCAAGTTTTGCTTCATTAACTAAGTCAGCGGGAAAAGTTTGAACAGTA